AACGCTGCCATCTGTACGGCAACTGGTTCCGCAGGGACTTTTTGATAAAGAGGCATCGCCTACTCCCTAACTAATTGCAGTTATCCTTGCCGTACCTGAGCTACTAAAGATTCCGCTATGCTGAAGGGATTGTTGACCCGCTGGGGCTTCCCAATAATCTCCCGCCAGTAACCGCACCTGATACGATGTGGTGCTACAACTTGCACCAACATTTATAAAGAGTGTTCCAGTCCCCTCATTGTACACGGTTAGGGATTTCCTATTGACAGACGCTGGAGCGAGTTCAGCGGATGTGATGCTTGAAAAGTTTGTGTTAGATACAGATGAGCCTTGTAGCGGATATGTATTTACGGTTCCGCTGACTGTACATGGGAGTGAACTTGTACAACTGTTTATATCGACAACCCCTGCGATTGGCACTCTATTAAGTATCCTGTTATCTCCACCAATTGTAGCATTAAGACCTAAGTTTCTGTATGAATTGAATACTCCAGACCAGCCACCTCCACCACCACCCGTTACATCTAATCTTACATATCTATACTTGGTACTTCCAGACCACAAACTAAAGACATAGTTGCCTGCCGAGCCACTGGTAAGAGGTGAATTTATAAATCGATAGGCCGTTGGGTCGCCCTGAGAAGATGGATATTTGTCATTAAATACCGTTACTGAGCCATTGCTAGTACCAGCACCAGTTGAAAAAGGAGAGTTGGAAACAGAAAGAGCAATGTTGTGAGTAAAACCTCCGCCTCCACCATTTACCCTAAACTCGACATAGTCAGCATCAGTTCCCGCATCAAACAATCCGTAATTACCAGCACCGCCATAACTAAATATAGTTCCTGCGTTAACTAAAGAGTTGTTAAATGCTCCGATTGCTCCACTTATCGACACCCCGTTAGACATGTCAGTCTTAATAATTGCAGTATCCGCAGAAAGCGTAGTTAGCAAACCATTAGCCGTGTCGAGCTTACTCTCGACCTGATCGGTATTGAGATTAAGCGTATCGGCATCTACCGATATATTTTTGATTGCATCGAAAAACTCTTGATTGCTGGGCATTGTATTATCCTTTGCTGAAGAACTTGGTCTTGATCAACTCCCAAGATATGGAGACAGCCGTGCCGACGATGGCAGCTGCTAAGTAGAAATGTCCTTTAAGTTTCTCAAGTGCCGTCACCCGATTAACCAGATCCCCGTAGTTAGAAAGGCTCCGCTCAAGCATAGAACACAGGCCGACCTGACGCTCTTCCATTCTTGCGAGGCGTTCCCTGATATCCGACATGTCAACGTCTACGATATTCACTGCGGTAACATCTGCTGGAACTGAGCATTCTTGGTCTCAGTCTGCATAGCCTTCATAATCTGTGCGCCGATCTGCTTGGCGAGGTTCGGGTTAGTCTGTGAAAGGAACTGGATGTGTTGCTGTAAATGCTGGGTGTAGGCAGCACCGCTATCCTGAGCGAGCTGCTGTCCACGCTGACCAGCCAACTGCAGTCGATCCATGTGGATCTGAACATGCACCTCGTGATCGTCGGCAGGCTCAACAGCCACAGCACCGAAGCCTTGGTCGAGCAACAGATTCTCGCTTCCAGCTTCTTCGGCCTGCATCTGCTTCTTGAGCTGCGGATCGATCAACATGCGGTTGACAAGGTGGGGATCGTCCACCTCCAGCAGATCCTTGCGGAGTTCTGGCTGGTTAATGTACGGATCGTTACGGAGGGTCTGGAACCGCACCAAAGCCTTCTGGTACTGCATGACTCGGTTCACACCGTCAGCACTGCCCGAAGGTTTGATCTGGTAATCAAAGATGATTGCCTCGGCAGGGACAGCCGAGAACTGGTTCTGGTATTCAAAGAGAAGCTGGTCGTGTGCGTACTCAACTAGGATTGCATATGCCTGCTTGTAGATTTCGCTCAACGCCAGCCTGAAAAGTTTAATGCGGAGATCTGTGTTCACCCCCATCAGCTGTCCGATATTCTGCACCTCGGTAGCCGTGCGGGGCTTGGAGCTTCCGAGTCTTCCCTGCGTCAGGCCGAAGTCGGGCATCGACACCAAGTACTCGGAGACCTGACGCATCTGCACCATCTCCTGATCAAAGCTGATTGGGGGCTGGGGCATTAGTACTGGCTTAACTCCCGTGGGCAAGAGAACCCCTGTGCCGAATTTGATATTGTTCACATTGGGTATGTCTTGATCAGAGGAAAACATCGGTGAGTTGTAGAGGCTCATCGCATCAGCCTTGGCGTTCATGGTCTTGGTCAACGCAGCTTCAAAAGCTGCAACCGTTTCACAAACTCCACGGCTGGAATAAAAACCTTTGTCTGGAGTAAACTCCAGCATGCACGGCACAAACGGCATCTGCCCGTGGGCATAGGGAAGCTCAAACTTAGGGCGAATAGGTTCGTCAGGAGCCTGCGGGCTGAAGGTCTCCACGATGATCTTCCCCTTGTCATCCCGATAGTAGCACTCCCAGATAATGATGTTATCCCGCATGCTGCCCTCGGTCAGACCCTGCTTGCCTAGCTTGTGCTGATCATACGAGCGAACCCCAGCACCAGCCGAGTTCCCCTCGCCTTTGATCCGCTTAATAAAATCATCGTCCTGCTTGTACGCCTCATTGCGACGATACTGGCCTTCAGAAATTTCCATGATGTGGCAGATCCGATCACAGCTCTCCATGTCCTTGGTGTAGTACGGGAACACAAGATACATCGGGTTAACTGCATCAAACTTGACCGACCTGTTGGCTTCATCCCAAGATGTCTTCATAAACGAGATCCCGCAACGAAGCATGGCCGACACATAGACCATCATCTCGGTTTCAAAATTGGAACGCTCACGCAGCATGTAGTTAAACCAGCTCTCCGCTGCGTAGCGCAGAGACTGCATCTGAGGTTTGCGTGGGGTAAAGCTGGCCAGATTCTCAGCTGAGTAAATCTGGTTTATGTAAAACGGTACGAACTTATTGATGATCGAGTTCGCTAAAGGATAGTGAAGGTCGGCTGCATTCGGCCAAGGTTTACGCTTACGACGAAGTCCACCATTGCACATGGTGTACCAAACCTTCTGCCGATCCTCCCAAGTGGTTCGCTTTTTAAGGTCATCGCAAAAAGCATCGTACAGCTCTTGCGTGGTCATTTAGTCCCCAGCGTCGAAGCCACTTCTGGCATCTTCAAAGTTAGTTTGGATGGTATTGCCGAATACATCTGTCTGCAAATGACTACCACCAGCATCATTTGAGGTCAAGCTCGGTCTGGTCTTGACATAAGCCCAGATGGCTCCAGCAGCTGCATCCGCACGATCTGGACTGCTTCCACCTGTCCTTTGCTTATATTCAGCCTTGGACTCCAGCTTGATACTGCCATTGGATGTGCAGAAGAACCTGCGGGTACACAGCTGTCCGTCCATGATGTCGTCCTTGGGCAGGATCACTCCCCTGTCCTCAATCAGCTTGCCTGCCGTAAACAACATCTCGGAAGCCTTGTTGGCGTACCCAGCCAAACCAGCCGTACCAAAGTTCACACGGTTGACGCTGTACCCCTGCTCGTCCATGCGCCTAATCATGGGCGACCCGATACCCCCGTTGTCAGCCCAGACCAGCTTGGGGTTAACCTGAAACGCCCGCAGCTCCCTTATCACCCGTCCGACGGTACGCATCTCGTCCCGATCCTTAATGATGATTAGAGGCAACAGCTTGTTCCCGTCCATGATGGCCACGGCAGTCTCGTCAACCCCTGCCCCACCCCAGTCGATAAAAGCCACCCTATCCATAGGAAAGTGGGTTGGGGGTGTAGCCCTGCAGTCATGGATCTTGGTTTCCGAGATCACGGTCTCGTTATCAGCCTCATCCACAAACTCGTTATGGATCATGCTCCTGACCAGCGGGTGGTCGTCCCCATACAGCTCCTTAAGTCTTCTAATCGACTCGTCCGTAATATGTGGGCATTGGCCGATGGGAATAGTGAAGGTCTTCCAGAACTTAGCATGTTCCCTAAAGCACTTGGCAAAGAAGCTGTTTGCTGAACCTGTGCTGCTAATAGCTAACCAACGGTTGGGTTGGGTGCGTTCACCTGCATGCCAGATCTCTGCAGGTATGGACTTGGCCTCGTCATAGATCAGCATCAGGTTGCCCTTGCCACCCGTGGTGCTGCCCTCTGGATGCCACCCCTCCATCCGCTGGGGTTCGTCGGTGGTAAAGGCCACCGCCCTCCCGTTAATCGGGCTGATCAGCTCGTTGGAGTTAACCGTCCAGCCCTTCAGCTTGGAGGCGTACTTGTGTACAGTGGCAAACAAGCCTGACTTAATCTGTCTGCCTACGTTAGAAGTCACGATCACATAGCTGTTAGGGAATACAGCACAGTGCCATATGATGGCTGGTACCACTAAGAAGCTGGACTTGCCCGATCCGTTGGGTGCCCTGACAGCCACTCTGCCACCAGCATCAAGAGCATCCATGCACTGGATCTGCCAAGGGTAAAGGCTGTCCATCCCAAGGTAGTGGCTGGAGAACCCAGCCAGTGTGGACAGGAACTTCAGCTTCTGCAGTTCATTCATTTGGGACATTGGACTTCTCCTTGGCTAACCGCTTCGCCTCCAGCTTGGCCTTCTTTCGTCGCTTGCGGGCTTGTATGCGCCGTTTGACTCGGTGGATGAGTGCGTAGTCTGGATCGTTGCGAACCCTGCGTTTAAGCCATTCTCGGCACTTGGCGTAGAACTGTAATTTGTAGGCTTCATCGGAGTGAAGGCGGGCTTTGTGTTCGGTGTAATTCCAAGGCATGGGGTTAAGCAGGCTCCTCGGGGTGCCACTTTCCAACTGGGCATTTCCCAGTAGACAGGGCTGCCTTGACCTTCAGGAAGCATCCGCAAAGCATGCAGCGTCCATCCTTATGATCTTTGCACTCTTCACAGATCTTTAGCCTTCGAGCGGTCTCGGCCTCGGGCTGCATCTTGAATCCATCCCCTGCCCACTCGACCATTCCTTGGGCAAAATTCTTCGCCATTTCGAGGGGTGGGGGTGTGTTATTCATGTACCCCCCTGTAGCCGATAATGCAGGTGGGTGGTGGGTTGCTCGTCTCTATATATTTAGTGTGACGCATGGGGGGTGGGGTGGTGGTACGGGGTATCTGGAGAATCCTGAGGAGCTGATGTAAGTTGTTGATTTTCAAAAAAAGAAGAAGAAAGATTTGATGCTCTAATCTTTTATGATGAACATTGTTGTTCAGTGGTAGGTACTTCCATAAGCTGTGGTGGTGGTTCTGTTAACGGAATAACATCTATGCTCTGCAATCGTGCCTCACTCAA